TGGCACACTTATTGACTCTGGTAGACGCTTTGCATCTATGGCTGACATGAAGGTCGGCGAGATGCAAGGCAATGCACCAGTTGGCACTACCATGGCTATTATGGAACGTGGCACCAAAGTAATGTCTGCTATACATAAACGATTACATTATTCACAAAAAATTGAATTTAAATTACTTGCTAGAATATTTGCTATGGATGTTCCAATTTATCCTTATCAAGTGCCAGGAGCACCACCAGAAATAAAACAGACAGATTTTGATGATAGAATAGATATACTGCCTGTATCTGATCCTAATATATTTTCAATGTCACAACGCATTGCTTTGGCTCAAACACAACTTCAATTAGCACAAAGTAATCCGGATATTCACGGGCCAAATGGAATGTATCAAGCATACAGAAAAATGTATGAAGCTTTAGGAGTGACAAATATAGAGTCTGTATTACAGCCACCGCCACAACCTATGCCAATGAATCCTGCAAAAGAAAATCAAGAAGCGTTAAAAGGTAATTCTTTAAATGCTTTTCCAGAGCAAAATCATCAAGCACATATTACTGCACATTTAGCTATGATAAGCACACCCGTTGCACAAGCTAATGCAGCAATATTAATGACACTACAAGGACACATATCAGAACACATAGCAATGATGTCTGAACTGCAAGCACAGAAAGAAGTTATGGCTGCTGTTCCTCTTGAGCAACAAGCAATGATGCAACAAGATCCTGCAGCAATGCAACAAATGGCTGCACAAGTTGCATCAAGAAGTGCTGAGATAGCATCTGAAATACAAGAGAAATACGCACAGGCATTAACGCCACCACCAAGCGAGGATCCACTTGTTACAATTAGAAAGCAAGAGTTGGCTTTAAGAGGACAAGAAATAGCACAAAAACAAGATCAATTTGAAAAGAAACAAACTCTTGATAAAGAAAAAGAAAGAAATGATGTTTTACTTGATCAACAACGATTAGATCAACAAGAAGAGATAGCAAATCAACGAGATCAAACAACTCGTGATATTGCCGCAATGAAAGCAATGAAAGGATAAACTATGGTTAGTTCAATAAGAGAAAGAATGTGGTCTGTTGAAAAAGAAAAGAAAAGACAACGCATATTAAGTAAAGAAAAAGCACTTGAAGAAAAAAAAGGAGCTGTAGATGCCATTAAAGAAAGGATCGAGCAGAAAAACGATAAGTCAAAACATAAGGAAGTTGAAGAAAGAAAAATACCCACAGAAACAAGCGGTGGCGATAGCATTATCGAAAGCAAAAAAGAATTTAAAAAAACCCCTAAGAAAAAAGGTCAAAAAAAAGCCTTTAAAGAAATATAAGGGTGGTATAATTAAAAAATTTTCTGATATAGCCAAACCTCAAAAATTTGAAGGAATATTTTAAATGATTGATCCCATTTCAGCTTTTGGTGCTTTGACCGCAGCACACGGAGCAATTAAAAAATGTGTTGAAATGGGAAGAGATTTGGCTAGTGCTTCATCTGCTATTGAAAAATATGCAAAGGCAGAAGCCGAGTTAGGTTTTGGTAAAGAAAGAAAAAAGAAACGTGGTATCTTTGGTGGCATAATGGATAGTGCTATCGAACAGCATTTTAAAGAAGAAGAACAAAAAAGATTAAAAGCAGAATTGCGTTCTTTATTTCAACTATATGGTTCACCTGGTCAGTGGGAGCGATTACAAGCGACGATTGCAAATGCTCGTGCTCAACACAAAAAGCAACTTGAAATTCAAGCCCGTCAACGTGATGCTATTGTTAAAGCATTTGCAATTACGTTTGTTGTAGTGGTGGGTGGCTTGGCAATTTACTATTTTGCAATATATTTGAAAGAATTACAATGACACAAAAAAAGTTACAAAGAAACTCAATTCTTGATGAATATGATTTGGACGGTGATAACGAAATCACTAATGAGGAGTTGAAACAAGCAAAAGAAATAAAAGAAACTGAAACAAAATTAAGAAAAAATTTAGCTCAATTACGCATGGCAAGATATACTTTGATAGGTATGGGTGTGTTTACAGTTGCTATGTTCATAATTCCTATAGAACGTGTAAACGCTCTTTCAGATATATCTAACCTATTCTATATATCAGGTGCAGGTATAGTCGGCACATATATGGGCACGTCTGCTTACATGGCTAAGAATGGTAAATAAATGACTAAAAAAGATCCTAAAATTGGCACAGGAAAAAAACCAAAAGGTTCTGGTAGACGCTTATATACGGATGAGAATCCTAAAGACACGGTTAGTATCAAATTTGCTACACCGGCGGATGCCAGAGCAACGGTTGCTAAGGTCAAAAAAATTAATAAACCTTTTGCGAGAAAAATACAAATTCTTACTGTCATGGAACAGAGGGCAAAAGTAATGAAAAAAGCAGAAGTTGTTAAGATAGCAAAAAAAGCAAAAGAGTCTTTAAAAAAAGCAAGAAAGACATGACCGCATTTATGTTAATGTGTTATTTAAATCAAAATTTAAACGGATCTGTTCACTTTAGAAATATTAAAGATTGTTTGTTTTATGCAGAAAAATTGTCTGAGCAAAGAATAACAATTCCAGAAAAGGTTGAATCTTATAAATGTATGTGTAAACTTGTGCCATATGTAGATGAGAAAAAAACTAAAGTGTATTAGGAGGTAGCTATGTTACAAGCACTTATAGGACCAGTTACAAGTCTAGTAGGAAAATTTATTAAAGACAAAGATCAACAGGCTAAGTTGAGTCATGACTTGGCTACGCTTGCCAGTCGTCATGCTCAAGAACTTGCAAAAGGGCAGATAGCCGCAAATGCCGAACAAGCGAAACACCCTTCAATATTTGTGGCAGGAGCTCGTCCCGCTATAATGTGGATCTGTGCTCTTGGTCTTCTAACGCAATTTTTTATTATGCCTATTGCAGAGTGGGCAACTGCGATATGGATGCCAGAGATAACTTTGCCAAAACTGGCCACAGGTGAACTTATGACCTTAACACTTTCGCTTCTAGGATTGGGTGGAATGAGAAGTTTTGAGAAGTCAAAGGGTGTGGCTAGGGAGAACATGAAAAAATAACACAAGATTTATTTAGACATTTAAGAATACATACAGGTGGTAAAATGGAAATGACATTATGTTTTAAATGTAAAATAGCATTAGTTAAAACAGAATTAGCAAATGTTTATGAATGTCCTATGTGTAAAAATGTAGAGGAGATTTTACCAAAAAATGAAACTGTTAATAAAGAAGAAGAATAATGGATGGTATAAAGGTAGCAGAACATTTATTAAAGAACATACGCAAAAGACAAGATGAATTAACACAGTCTTTAGCAGATGGCTCGATAACTTCTATGGAAGATTATCGGTTTATTACAGGTCAGATACGAGGCATGACTTGGGTAGTAGAAGAAATAAGAGCCTCGATGAAAGGTATAGAAGATGAGTAAAAAACTCTATGTGCCAAATAGGATTTTGGCACAAAAAAATATAAATCCTACACCCCCATCTATATCCAAAGCTTTTAAAAATGATGAGGCTGACAAAAACGCTGAAGATCCATCAAAGATTGAACCTTCTGTTTTAATGAGGTTGCCAAAACCAACAGGTTATAGACTTTTAGTTATTCCCTATTATCCAAAAGAAAAAACTAAAGGTGGTGTTTTTATACCAGACGCAGCACGAGAAAGAGAATCATTTGCAACAATAGTAGCTTATGTTGTTAAATTAGGCCCAGATGCTTATAAAGACAAAGATAAATTCCCAAATGGACCGTATTGTTCTGAAAAAGAATGGGTGCTTATGGGTAGATATGCTGGAAATAGGTTTAAAGTGGAAGGGCTTGAGCTTAGGCTTATAAATGATGATAATATTATTGCGAAAATACTTGATCCAACAGATGTTTCTTATGTATAGTGGAGGTAATTATGAATGAAGCACAAGAAAAAATTATAGAGCAGGAAAATCCTGAAGAAAATGTAATTGTTGATATTGAAGATTCAACAGAAAAAAAAGATGAAACTTCAAAAGAAGCAGTTAAAGAAGAAGAGCGAACAGAAGTTCAATCTGAAAAACCTGATGAAGAGTTAGATGAATATTCAGAGAATGTTCAAAAACGCATTAATCAATTAACTGCAAAAAGAAAACAAGCTTTAGAAGAAGCTGATGCAGCTTACAAATATGCAGAAGAACAAAAGAAAAAGAATGATGAGTTACAAAAACAACTTACTCAACTTAACACTGGTTATACTTCTGAATTTGGGAATAGGATAGAAGCACAAACTGCTCAAGCAAAAAAATTATATAAGGAGGCTTTTGATGCTGGCGATGCTGAAAAAATGTCTGAGGCAAGTGACCTTATGGCTAAACTTGCTATTGAGAACGAAAGGCTCAGAATCCAAAAACTTAGAAGCGAAAAAACAGAAACAACTCAAAAAAATGAGGGATCAAGTGAAAGTCAAGAGAGGCAGGCCGCCCAAAGACAACAAATAGATCCAAAGCTTCAAGCTTGGTTAGATAAAAACACTTGGTTTGGCAGGGATATGGTCATGTCAAGAGGTGCTCAAGCCATTCACGAGCAATTGGTTGCTGTTGAAGGAATTGATCCAACAACAGATGATTATTATAAAGAAATAGATAAAAGAATGAGAGTTGAGTTTCCACAAAAGTTTCAGGTAGACAGAAAGAACGCCCAAACTGTCGCACCTGCCAACGGCAAAGCCGTTACAAGTGGGCGGAAAAAGCAAGTAGAACTTACACCTGGACAAGTTGCGTTTGCTAAAAAAATGCGAATACCTTTAGAGCAATATGCAAAAGAGGTAGCGAAAATTGAAACCAGGAAAGGAGCCTAATATGGTGGATAGAACAAATCGAGAGTCTGCAACTCGTGAAAAACAGGAAAGAAAAAAAGGTTGGACACCGCCATCTCAATTAGACGCTCCACCCGCACCTATAGGATATAAACATAGGTGGATTAGAGAACGGGTTATGGATTACGATGATAAAGCGAATATCTATAAGCGGCAAAGAGAGGGATATGAATTAGTGCGTGCAGAGGATTATCCTGACACAGATTTTCCTGTGATTGATGAAGGCAAAAATGCTGGAGTAATTGGTCAAGGAGGACTTTTATTAGCACGGATTCCAGATGAAATAGTTGATGAAAGAAACAAGTATTTCGCTGATAAAACCAATACTCAGATGGAGGCTGTTGACAGAGATTTGATGAAAGAATCAAATCCGGCAATGCCAATATCTAAAGAAAGGAAGTCTCAAGTTGCTTTTGGCGGCAAGAGGCAAAGTTAATAAAAATTCTTTTTAGGAGAAAATAAATGGCAAATCAAGATGCTGCTTTCGGTATGCGTCCAGTCAAGATGATAGGGGGAGCCCCTTATACTGGCGGACAAAGCCGATATAGAATCGCTGCTAATTATGACACAAATATTTTTCAAGGTGACATGGTTGCTCAAGTTACCGGAGGTGGTGTAGAAGTGCACGCCGATGGAGGAACGGTGCCGATAGTGGGGGTTTTTAATGGTTGTAGATATACAGATCCTACAACAAAAAAGGAAACTTTTTCCAACTTTTATCCTGCTTCAACAAATGCTTCAGACATTGAGGCTTTTATCATAGATGACCCTAGTGTTATTTTTGAAATTCAATGTAACGCTGCATTTCCAGTAGCAGATTTATTTGGTAACTTTGATATTGTATATACATCATCAGGGTCAACCACAACAGGAATTTCAGGAGCTGAACTAAATGTAAGCGATGGTGCAACCACTGCTACTTTATCAGTTAAAGTTATAGATATTTCTCAAGACCCTGAAAATTCAGATGTTTCATCAGATGCAACCAATGTTTATTGTGTGATTCAAAATCACATCTTTGGACAAAAGGGTGCAGGATTAGCGTAAGGGAGTTTAGATTATGGCTATTTCAAGAGCACAACTCGTTAAAGAGTTAGAACCAGGTCTGAACGCTCTGTTCGGCATGGAATATGATCGTTATGATCAAGAGCATACTGAAATCTATGATACAGAATCTTCTGACAGAGCTTTTGAGGAAGAAGTAATGTTAAGTGGGTTTGGTAATGCTGCAACAAAATCAGAAGGTGCTGGCGTTTCTTTTGATACTGCAAATGAAGTCTATACTTCAAGATACACAATGGAAACTATTGCATTAGCTTTTGCATTAACAGAAGAAGCAATGGAAGACAATCTGTATGATCAACTTGGAGCTAGATACACAAGAGCATTAGCAAGATCAATGGCACACACAAAGCAAGTTAAAGCTGCTGCTACATTAAACAATGCGTTTGATTCAAGCTTTACAGGCGGTGACGGCAAAGAGCTTTGTGCAACAGATCACCCATTAGGTGGTGGTGGCACGTTTAGAAACGAACCATCAACAGCCGCTGATCTTAATGAAACTTCATTAGAAAACGCTCTTATCGACATTTCAAACTTTGTTGACGAGAGAAACATGATTGTTGCATTAAGAGGAATGAAAGTGATCATTCCACCTGCATTACAATTTGTTGCAGACAGATTGCTTGAGTCTACATTAAGGCCTGGAACTGCTGATAACGATGTTAACGCACATAGAAATATGGGTATGTTACCAGAAGGTTATACAGTAAACCATTTCTTAACAGACACAGATGCGTTTTTCATTAAGACAGACGCACCAAATGGATTCAAATATTTTGAGAGAATTCCATTAAGCACAAGCATGGAAGCTGATTTTGATACAGGCAACATGAGATACAAAGCTAGAGAGCGTTATGCCTTTGGTTTTTCAGATCCTCGTGCTGTATTTGGATCACCAGGTGCTGCATAAAAATATTTACATATTTTTTAAGGAGGCTTTGCAGCCTCCTTTTTTTTGTGTATAATAAATAAAACCTTGACAGTTACATGGTGTAGCTGACAATTGCCAAGACAAGGAGATTGACATGGCTAATACAACTTTTTCGGGAGCGGTCCGTTCCCAAAATAATTTTAAATTAATAAGTAAAAATACAACTACTGGTTTAATTTCAGATAGAACAAAGATTAGTGGACTTAAAGACACTAGAAGATATTACTTAGAAGAATATTTTTTACAAAGACCAATTCTTAATGCTGACTTAGATGCTGCATCAACAGTTGAAGTAGCAAGAGCAGGTCAAAAGAATTTTGAAGTTTTAGGAACAAACATGACTTCAGCTTTAAGCACATTTGCTACAACTTCCGCAGGCATAAATATTACTACTGCAGGTGCTGATCAAGACCAAGCGATTTTAGCACCGCATTTAGATAATGCAGGCACAGGTGATACAGATTCAATATCTGCATGGACAGGTGTTCAATGGGGAACAGAAAACCAAACTGAATGGGAATGTTCTATAATGTTACCTGCAATTGATAATCAAAAAGTGTGGGCAGGATTAAAATTAACTAATGATCAGCTTGTAGCAACTGATGATGATCAAATATATTTTAAGTTTCAAACAGATGCGACAAACTCTGAGGCCTTTACTGATTTTACTAAATGGCATTTAGTTCATAGTGTAGGTGGAACAGACTTTATAAGCCAGATACCAATTACAGTAGCAGCAAATACTCCATATCATTTTAAAATTTCAATTGATAGCGATAGAAAAGCAGCTATATTTGTTAATGGTCAACAATATAATGTAACAACTACTTCAGGTTCAACTGGCGGAACTGCTGTAACAACTGGCACAACAAAAACAGGTGCGTTAACTGATGATGTCGATTTCATACCTTACATTGGTATTGAGGCAGGTGCGGCTGCGGCAGAAGCTGTAAACATTCACTACACAGCAATAAGCAGAGCCATGTATGAGTAAAATCAATAGGGGATTAATTTCCCCTACTTTTTAAGGAGATTATAATGAGTAATTCTGATGTAAAAGCGTTGACAATAAATGATGAAAACGCATCAGATGACGATAGATTAGTTACTGCCGCACGACCAGATACTTCTGCAACCATGGCTAATACTACCTTTGCAGGTGGTGGAGCAAGAAATGTGATTGTTACAACTACTGGCACTGGTGATAATGCAAAAACTTGCACAATTACAGGGACAGATGTTTTTGGTAATGCTATGACAGAAGTCATAACTTCAACAAGTTCAGCAGAAGCAGTTGCTGGTGCAAAGTTGTTTTTAACAGTTACCGCAGTAGAGTGTTCAGCACAATATGCAGCAAATATAAAAGTTGGCTCTGGAACACTTTGTGCTGAAGCAGTAAGTGGTGGATCAAGAGTTCGTTTAAAAGGTTTGTCAATTATATCTGGAGGCACTGCTGGAACTATATCTTTCATAGATGGCACTCCTGAGTCTGGAACAACTACGTTTAAGGCGAGAACAATAGGAACTGCTAACACAGCCACAGATAGAACAATACCTGCAAATGGTGTTTTGTTTGAAAGCGGTTTAAGTATTTCTTACACTCTTGATCATGCAGATATGATAACAGTTTTTTATGCTTAACGATGGCTAGAAAAAGAGATAAACAACCACCAAAGACTAAAAAATATTTCCGCTCTACAAAAAGTGGGGCGGGAATGACTAAGGCAGGTGTTGCTCGTTACAGAAGAGAAAATCCAGGAAGTAAGCTTAAGACGGCTGTAACTGGTAAAGTAAAAGCAGGTAGTAAGGCAGCAAAAAGAAGAAAGTCATTTTGTGCAAGAAGTGCAGGCCAGATGAAAAAGTTTCCTAAAGCTGCTAAAAATCCTAATAGTAGATTAAGGCAGGCAAGAAGAAGATGGAAGTGTTAACATGACTAGCAAAGAAGTTTTAAAATTATTAGAAAAACATGAACAAGTATGTAACGCCCGTTTTGATGGCATAAATGCTAAATTGAATAAACTTGATAATAGATTATGGGTTATAGTAACATTAATTATTGTTGCTAGTGGATTAGAGCAACTTATATAATGGTTATGGGAAGGTCGCAAATGGCACAACAAGTGTCAAAGCCGCCTCAGAAAAGGAAGTGGAGTGCCAAGAGGAAGAGGAGAATCAATTGTAAACGACCTAAAGGATTTTCTGAAAAAGCACATTGTGCCTCTAAAAAAAGGAGAAGTCGTAAAAGGTGAGCCATCAAAGATATGTTTAAAATGCAAAAAAAAAGAGTGGATGTGCACTTGTTGGAAAATATTAAGGAGATAAATTATGCCAAAAGACGCTTGTTATCATAAAGTAAAAGCTAGATACAGAGTTTTTCCATCAGCTTATGCTAGTGGGGCTATAGCTAAATGTAGAAAAGTTGGTGCAGCCAACTATGGTAAAGGTGGAAAAAAAGCTAAGAAAAAAGCCATGGGTGGTGTTATTAAAATGTCTAATGGTGGAAATGTATCAAAGGGTAAAGTTAAACGACCATCAAAAAATCCTAACATTGCAAGGGGTTGTGGTGTTGTAATGAGTAATAGAAGAAAAGTAACTAAGTTTAGATAATGGCAGTTAGAAAAACAAAAAAAGGTTTAGCGTTAAAACGATGGTTTAAGGAGGACTGGAAAGATGTTAGAACAGGTAAAGCGTGTGGTCGTCAAAAGGGTGAAAAACGTGGGACGCCTTATTGTAGACCGAGTAAAAGGATTAGTAAAAAAACTCCGAAAACTGCTTCAGAAATGTCTGCCTCAGAAAAAAGAAGCAGAATAAGTCAAAAGAAAAGATTAGGTCAACCAGCAGGTAAACCAAGAAGAGTAAAGGCAGTTAGACGCAAAACAAAAAAATGATAGATGAATATAAAAATCTTGAACAACAAATATGCGATGAAATTCGTGAATGGTCAAAATTTGCATTAGAAAAACCAAATAAAAATTACAATAATTTACCTTCGTGTCCTTATGCCAAAAACGCTTGGAAAACTAAAAAAGTAGCATTTGCTTGGAAAAATAAAAATAACTATGAAATAGTGCACACTTTAATTAACCAATTTCATGATTCTAAAGACTTAATTATTGTAATTGATATGTGTTTTGAAAATAATATAAAATTTCATAACACTTTATTATCATTTAACGAGCTGATTAAAAATGGGAAATATAAACAAAAAGATATATGGCTAATGGGATTTCACCCAGATGATGATGTGAATGAACTTATAGACGATGGATCTTTTTCAGGTATTGTAAAAGAAGAATATGCTTTGATCTTTGTGCAAAGATTAAGTAAACTTCAAGAAAGTGCAAATAAATTGAAGAAACTTGGTTATTATGATAAATATTATAATGAATACAATGTTGAAGATATTTATGAACAAAGGCAAAATTACTACGATCAACTTAAAAGGAGAATAAAATGGCAATGAGTCCAAGAAAAATGATGGCTATGGGTAAAGGCGGCAAGAAAATGCGTGGCGGTGGCATGGCTAAAAAGATGCGTGGCGGTGGCATGGCTATGAAGCCAAAGAAAATGCGTGGTGGCGGAATGGCTAAAAAAATGAAAAAAGGTGGTAAAGCTTAATGGCAACTTCAAGTTCCACTGATTTTGAATTAGATGTAGCAGAGTATATCGAAGAAGCTTTTGAAAGGTGCGGTTTAGAAGCTAGAACAGGCTACGATTTGCAAACTGCTAAACGATCCATGAATATAATGTTAGCAGAATGGTCTAATCGTGGTCTTAATCAATGGACTATTCAACAAAGAACGCAAACTGTTACTGCATCTGATTCAGAATATAGTTTAGCAACTGATGTAATAGACATACTATCTTTAGTTGTTAGACGTAGTGGAACTGATTTTACTATGACAAGAATTAGCAGAGATGCTTTTCTTAATTTACCAAATAAAACGTCAACTGGCAGACCGACTCAATATTTTTTAGATAGGCAAATAACGCCAAATCTTAAATTATACCCAACTCCTGAAAACAGCACAGATGTTATCGTTTATGACGCTTTAACACGCATACAAGACGCAGATACACAAATTAATACCATGGAAGTGCCTTTTAGGTTTTACCCTTGTCTTACAGCGGGATTGGCTTATTATATAGCTATGAAAAGAGCTCCTGATAGAATACAATTGTTAAAAACCGTTTATGAAGAAGAATTTGAGAGAGCCATGGCTGAAGATAGAGACAGATCTGCTTTTAATGTAACTCCTAAATTAGATTATTATAAGGTTGGATAGTGGCATTTGCTAGTGGTAAATACGCATATAGAATATCAGATAGATCTGGCTTTAGATTTAAAATTAAAGACACTAGAAAAGAATGGAACGGATCTATCGTGGGAAAAGATGAGTATGAAGAAAAACATCCACAGCTTGAGCCAACAAAAGTTCGTGCAGATAATGAAGCTATAAAAAATGCAAGACCAGATAGAGATGAAACATCTGTGCCAAATCTTTTGCCTTTAAATGCTTTTAAAACAACAAATAGTTCTACTACAATTTCTGTAAATGAACCAAATCATAACAGATCATCAAGCGATACAGTAAGATTTAGAGATGCTATATCAATAGGTAACGTGACAGCAGATACATTAAATTCTAGTTCTGGTTACTCAATTACTAAAATTGATACAAACAATTATTCGTTTATAACTTCCACAACAGCTAACACAACACAAAAGGGTGGTGGTGGTTCTGCAAGTGCAGGGCCAGTCGCTATTACAAATTAATGAGTTTTACATTAGCAACATTAAAGACGGCAATACAAGATTACGCAGATAATAGTGAAAGTAGTTTCGTTACGCATTTACCAGATTTTATAAAAGCAGCAGAGGAAAAAATTTTAAAATCTGTAGATTTAGATTTTTTTAGAAAAAATGTTACTAGCACATTAACTGCATCAGATAAATATGTAAATGTGCCTTCTGATTATCTTGCTTCTTTTTCTTTTCAAATAACTACATCTGGTTCAGAAAGTTTTTTACTTCAAAAAGATGTTAATTTTCTTAGAGAATATACACCAGCTTCAACAACAACTGGACTACCAAAATACTATGCACGATTTGATGAAGACCATTTTATATTAGCACCTACACCAAATAGTGCTTACACCGTGCAGTTAAATTATTATTTTAGACCAACAAGTTTAACCGCTGGATCTGATAGCGGAACAACCTGGATAAGCACAAATGCACCTTTTGCATTGTTGTATGGATCTTTAATAGAAGCTTATTATTACATGAAAGGTGAGCAAGATGTTATTGCACAATATGAAAAAAATTATGTTTTTTATGTAGAAAGACTTAAAGATTTGGGAGAAGCAAGAGAAAACACAGATGGCTATAGAGTAGGACTGCCATCGAGACCGAGGACTTAAAAAATGGCATTAGTATTAAAAGACAGAATAAAAGAAACAACAACAACATCTGGAACAGGCACGTATACATTAGCAGGTGCAGAGACTGGATTTGAAGCTTTTTCGGTTGTAGGTGATGGAAATACAACTTATTATTGTTGCACTGATGGAACTAGTTTTGAAATAGGTGTTGGAACATATACTTTATCTGGAACT